CCTAATATACAGCCCTCCACCAAATCTATGAACAATAGAATTTTCAATTTGTTCTTCTTTTAACAATACTTTAGCTAAAGCTAATTTGCTTTCTGAAGTACTTAGGTTAAACCCTTCTTTATTAGCTACAGAATTAATGGCTTCTACTATTTGATTCATAACTACCTCTTGTATTGAGTACCGCTACCAACAGATTGTTCTTGGTCCATTTCACCAAGTCTAAAGTCAATCTCAGCAGCATCTAACCTAAGAGGAACATTGTCATAGCATAAAAACTGCCAAGACCTACGTCTGTCAGCTCCACTAAGGTATACCTGTGCTCTAGGAGCATTGAGGTTAACAACCCTAGGAGTAGAGTAACTAGCGTAGTCATTACCAGAATGACTGATGTACATGTTACCAGCTACTTTGTCTCCAATGATTTCTAGTCTGCCGTAGAATTTACGTTTAGTAGTACCATTGTCTCTAATGTCTGTAACAGACCTACAATAGATAGGTTGACCATTATCTTGGTAAACATTAGTATTAAAGTAGTACAAATTACCATTAGTGCTGTCTAAACAGTAGGGCGTATTATTAGCATCTGCATAAAATGTAGGTACAAAATAGTTTTCAGATGAACCGTTGTAAGAAGTCCAGGTGTACCACATCTTTTCATCTAAATCATAAACTAAAGTTTTATTGGTGTTATATAGCGTTAGTATATAAAAGGTATGACCATTTATCTTATACACATAAGCAGATACGTGTGTTAATGAATCAGCTTCTAAGTGTCTATCTATATGGCTAGTAGACACTTTAATAGGAGATACCCCATCCATAATATAGACAGACTTACCATAAGTCTTTGTAGTAGCTACCCACACAACTGTGTTACTAGTAGCAACAAGACTGTCTCCATTAGCACAACCTATTTCCATAGTATAGCTAGGAGCTACAGTAAGAGGTGAACCAACAGCATTACCAGCATCATAAAAAAACTGGGTAGTTGAAGAACCGTAAGCTATAAGATAGTTTAAATGTTTAGCAATACCAACTAATGTGTCTCCTGTTTGTTCAAAGCTTAAAAAACTAAGAGCATTCCATTGAGTTGGGTCACCAACGTTGCAGTTGTATATACGGTTGTTAGTTGTACCAATAAATACATATTGATCTAAAAACACAGCACCAGATACAAAAGGACCCGCAGGAAATGAGTTAAGAGCAGGAGTTAACACTGCTCCAGAACCTAAATCTTGAAAGGTAATAGTACCTGATACAGTAGCTGTGTTTGGAATGTTTAAAGTTATTGTTGTTCCATTGATGCTAGTAACCATAGCGTTGGGTGCTATGCCTGTACCACTAGCAAACATACCTGTGTATATACCACTAGCACTAGATACAGACACAGTATAAAAGCCAGTAGTACCAGAACCAGTAGGAGTTTGTGTAGCAGGTAGATTAATTGTACAAGTAGGAGCACTAGAGTATCCACTACCAGGATTGGTAATGGTTACAGTAGTTATATTGCCCGATACAACTGTAGCAGTAGCAGCAACACTACCAGAAGAAAAGCTAAGAGTAATACCTGTACTATAGTTTAAACCAGGGTTGTCAATGCTAATAGCTACAACAGTTGTGTTATTAATAGTACTTAAAGTTCCTGATTTGTTTAGTAAATAACCATTAACTTTATTATGAAAAAACAAATAGTTATTAAGAAATGTGTTTACAAAATAACTTTGGCTTGTAGATGCAGACGTTGATCCTAAAGTAGTAACAGCATAGCTACTAGGATTAATTTGATAGACAGTGTTATTAATAACAGATACTAAATTACCATTGTAAGCAGTTAAACCTTGTGCTGTTCCACTAGCAATAGTAGTAGCTTTAGTTAACCCAGGTCTTTTAACCCAATCTCTTTTACCATTGCTAGTATCAAAGAAAACGTTAGCACAATACGCATCAGATGCAAAAGATCCTGTACGACTATCTATTGGTTGTGTAAGTGCTATTCTTTCGGTTGTCATATTAACGTCCGTAAGAGTTTGGGTTGGTAGATCTAAAGTCAGGCATAAAGAACGTGCTAGAAGCCTCTACATCCCAATCAGAAAGCTTTTCTCTATACACCAATGCTCTTGCTGCTATCTCTTGTCTAGAGTTAACTGGAACACCATACTGCATAGCCAACTCATCAGCTAATCCCCACACTAGAGTGTTTTGCCATTCAATAGGAAAGTCAGGAGTATCAGTAGAAGTACCAGTACCTAAAGTAATATCATTCAAAGGCATTTGAGCTACAACGTGCAATTGAATGTTTGTTTGAGAGTTAAGATCTGGTGTTAAGTACACATACAAGATACCATTGTTTTCTCTAGGATCATAAAACAAAGTGTTAGCTGTACCAGTAGAAAACTTAGAACCTAACATGTTGTACTCTTGTTTAGAAACAATAAGTACAGGTGTATCTATGTTAGGAGTTACTTGAATATTACGGTAGAACCCTTGAATAATCTTAAGTGGTTTATCAGTAATAGCTACAGTAGGATTTAAAGAGTCATACATCAAAGTAGATGTAGACCCACCTAATACGTATGAAGTTTGACCAGATGTAGTAGGAATAATAAGTTCAGTTATTTTCCACAGCTTTAATCCATCTACACTCATTTGTTTAATGAGTAAATTAAGAGACATTAAAGCATTGTTGTATGTATTGGTATCAGGAGTATCACCAATTTCAAGCACACCTAATCTACCTAGTGCTAAGGAAATAATTTGGCTGCTATTAATACTGTAAGTAGAACTCATAGTTTATTCCATTAATCTGCGTGTTGTGGATAGTTGCTAGGAGTATACCCATTAACCCTATCTGCTCCAGCACAATCTGCTGTGCCATAATTTGCTTGACCGTTAATACTTAATAAATCACAAACAGGAAGAAATTGATCTGACTGCTCTGATCTAACCCAAGGTGGAGCTTGGATGTCAGCTACACCATGTACAAAGTCTTGAGGTTGTCTAGGTTCCCAATCCCCAGGACAGACCATAAGACCGTCCCAACGTAACCTAAGCTCACTTTCTTTATATTTACGACCACACTGGTCACAGATGACTAACCAGCCACCATTATCCCAACGTGATTTGTAAGACATGTTTTGTTCCTAGTAACAAGTTATTTATCCTGTTTACCGTCTAACTTATCAAATATTTTACCCAACATAGATTTAATGTCGTGCATATCAATGCGGTAATCATTTCTATCTACGTAAGTTTTTGGTAAGTCTTCTCTAAGTTTAGCTAAGTCTGTTTTAAGTTCTTTAACAGCCGTCCACAATTCTCTAGCAAACCAACCTATTACAGTACAGCTTAATCCAAGAACAGTGTCAATAAGTTGTTGTGTTTCCATTTTATTTTAATATTTTAAAATTGTTATCAAAAAATTGTTAACCAGCTCTTTTCCAATTGGTGATAAATTTACTGCCATATATATCTTCTAATTTATATTAACTTACAAATGTGTTTTGAGCAATAAATTGCTCTGCGGCAATTTGTGTTGGGAATTGATAAATCTGATAACCACCAATTTCAAATACATTAGTACCAACCCCAGAATTACCATAAGGTAAAACTGACAATGACATTGTTGCATTATTTGGGAAATATCCAATAAATGCCACGGTACTCCATCTTGCGTTAGCAAATATTGGCTTAATACCCATTTGATTTGCAGAAAAATCACCTACCTGAACCTGAATTGCTCCACTTGTGCATTTAACATCAACTGTTGCAACATAATAAGTACCATTCACACAAGCATTATTTAAACTTGAAAAATAAATGTATTGAGATGTACTTGAAAAAGTAATGTTAAATTGGTTGCAAGGTGAAAATTTTGTACCATCTGTAAATTGAACTCCTGTTCCTGATAAAGAACCTGTATAGGAAACAGCATTTATAAAATTATTTGATAATCCTGATAATCCAGTTGAAGATACTTTATTGTATGAAACAGGAATGTAATATGCTCTTGCAGAAGAATAATAAGTTCCAGTTACATCATAATTAATATCATGGTTAACACCAACACATAAACATTGTTGATTAGTTGAGCTAAAACCACTTCCTGAAATACAATTTTCAAATTGGATAGATGAATTTGCATTTGAAACACTAAATTCTTGTCCATTTAATCCTGGATTATTTTCAACCCTTGCATTTTTAATAAAAATATTTGAGTTAGGAGAGCCAAAAGAAATTCCACTTACAAAACCACCATCAAAAATAAATTGTTTTCCAAACAAAACAAAACAATATCTACCAATATTTGTAGTTCCTTTTACTCCACTTATCCAAGTATCTACAACAGCATTTCCAGATGTAGAGCACAAAGCACCATTTCCCTCATTCCAACAATCTTTAAACATTGGAGGTAATACTGGAGCATTTGTTGTATCATTTATGTAAACTGCGTTTATATTTTGTTCAAAAATAACGTCAGTAAATCCAACTCCACCAAAACCATCAATTTGATTGTCAAAATAAATTCCACAAGTATTTCCAGATACTTCACCATTGTAAAAATATTTATTTCCAGCGTGCATAATAGAACCACTACCCGAATTATTACTCTTTGAATAAACCCCGTAGTAATTGCTTTGGAAACCACAAGAATAAAATGATGTTCCAATATTTCCAAAAGGAAACATTACACCTTTATTTAGATACTGAAAGAAGCAATTATAAAAAGTAACATTGCTTGCAAATTCAGCATTGGTTACATAAGTAGCTGGATCAGCAGAGCCAAAGGCAAATCCGATTCCTGTAGGATTACCACCAGTAACAACTCCTTGAAATCCTAAATTTCTAACAACTGAATGATAAGACCAAAATATTGTTGGAGATGGTGTTGCGTATGTAGTTGGACCATAAAGCATAATTGGAGATGCAATGTTATATGCCATAAGAATTGACACATGTGAACCATCACCAAAAAGAATTGTTTTGTTGTTTATTGTTACATTACAAAGATATGTGCCTGCAGGAAAATACACCGCTTTACCAGTTGCAATTGCTGATGATATTGCTGTTGATAAATCAGCAGTATTACTACCAGATTGAACAGCAGAAATTTGAGTAGGTGTCAGAAAATCAAATACGCTTACCCATTCACCTAATTTATAATTAAAAGGTTTGTTAACAGCATT